TCACGAACACACACGGCCTCTTCTGATTTTCTCATATATCCTCCTAGTAGGTTATTGTGCGGTCTACAACGATGTTTGCGTCAAAGTCTCCTGCGGTGAAAGCAGAGGCTGCGACGGCGACGGCTTTTAATCCTAGGTATCTCTTGGGGATTACCTGTGGGAGCTGCGTTTCCCATACGATTGTGTTTGCGGTAAGGTTTGCTCTTGCAATGGCTCCTGTTGACATAAGAACAACTGGATTAGAAGAGAGCGCTGCGTTATCTGCTGCAACAAGCTGAAACTCCACGCTGTCTCCTGTAGCAAATGCGGTTCCAACCCGCACCTGCAGATACCCACGGTCTCCGATGATTTTTATTCCGCCGGCTACTCCCAGATCGATTACATTCTGAGATACGTAGGTTCCGGCCGCTCTTACGTTTGCCTGTGCTTTTGCAAGCTGTAAAGAAAAATCAATTATTGCCATAGAAATCCTCCCTTATGAGAACGTCACCGGAGATTCGGTGTTTAATAGTGCGTCTAGTCGTCTTATCGGCACGCCGTCGAAAGACAACAGTTTCCGGTTTCCGGTTATTTCTTCCATGGTCAGGGTGTAGGCTGCGGTTTTTCTGAGCTGTTTTTTCATTAAGCTTAACAGCTTGGAGTTGCAATAGAATACCGGTCTTCCAAGGCTTCTTGAAGGAAGTCTTGCCAGTGCGTCGTCCATTGCGTCAAGAATGGCTCCTGTTGCAGGGTCAGATGTAATTGCCGACCAGTCAATGTTGCAGATCCTTACGGCGTACCGCCAATCCCGGACGACAAGTCCGATATCCCATTTATAATGCGTTCTTAGTACCTGAAACATAGAACCGTCTGCGAGTGTTTTTGTCTGTTCTCCCAGGTCTTCGTGTCTGAATCCTCCCTCGGAACCCTTCGGGTAGGTTGTATGAATGGTATTTTCTCCCCATGCGATTAGCCACATAGACGTACTGTCTGATCCGCTCGCTCCCGAGACTACGGGAATGATGTTTGCACCGATTTTATCCATGTTTGACCACGGATCTGTATATCCGGCTGCATACCTCGGGGCGAGTCCGGTAAATCGTTCCGGGTATATCTGCCGGTTTCCGTAAATCAGGGTAGTTGCCATTGCCTGATTCATAGCTTCCAGGAATGCCTGATCCTCTGATAATCGGAACGCTGCGGTATTTCCGTTGAGCGCTGCCAGGTCTTTGTCTACTTCTGCGTATGCTTCAAGCATGCCGCATTCATCGGTCACCTGTGCGGTCAAGCTTTTGGAAGGCTGGACTCCGTAGTTCAATAACCGCCAGGTTGCGGAAGGAAGACCGGTACGAACGGTTGTTTTGTGTCCGGTAGGCAGGTTTCCCTCTACTACCACCATATCTTCTAATATTTCATTTGTTTTTGCCAGAAGCTCAATAATTCTTGCGACTTTATTGTCCGGCCCTAGTCGGCTTGCTAGGTCAAGGTACGTTACGTTTGTTCCTATAGTAGGCATAGGTTACTCCTTTCCGTATAAAACTTCTGCGTCGCTCTTCTGCCTACCGCCTTGAGATACTTTAAAAGCTGCGGAGTCTTCAAGGCTTATTTGACCGAGTTTGTGCAACAGCTTGATAAAACTAAGACGGTTCCCCATTCCGGTTTCTTCTGCGTCTTTTAGAAGCTGTGCGCTATTAGGAGCATAGCGAACGCCTCTAGCGACTACGCTTCGCTCCTCTTCGTATCGGTCTCCCCATTCTTTTTTTAGTGCCTGGGCGGTTTCCTGCTTTGCTTTTTCGTTTGCTGCCGTGAAGTCCTCTATTGCTTTTATTGCTTTCTCGTTTGCAAGCTTAAAGAAGTCATTTGCTTGCTTTTGGGTTAGGTGTAGAGCGTGCGCAATGTTCTTGAAGTTGTTGATGTCTTCTTCTTTCACCTCAAGGTTTTTGTCGATATCAAGCTTGTAGTCCTCCGGCTTTTTGGGAACGCCTAGTTTCTCGAAAAAAGCTTCTTTCGCTTCTTCCTTTGCGTTTTCGTCCGGTAGCTCAACCATTTTCCCTGCCTTTTCCTCAAGCTCGATGCTGTGCAGGATGGCATCGTCTAGCGTTTTATACTTAGACGCCCACGCTGCGAACCGCTGATCGGCTCTAAGGTTTTTGGTGGTAGAGGTCGTCCATCCAGGGAGGTCTCCCTGGGTAGCTTGACCAGCGTCCCCCTGGGTATTACCCGCAGCGGTATTCTGGTCTTTCCCGTCCGTATTATCAGCGCCCTTATTGTCTGTTTTTCCGTCTACTAGATCGGTAGCAACGGAAGATCCGCTTGCCCCTCTATCTAACTCTCCCATGGTATACTCCTTTCTATTTCAAGCTCGAATCTTCTGTTGAGCTCTCTTCATTCAGAGGAATACTCAACAAAGATGTAGTAACAGCAAGAGTGTCATTTGTCAATCCTAATCTTTCTTTCAGTAAATAAGTCGCATAATTCTTTAGTGCCACTTCCCTTTCTGTGGTTGCGGGGCGTGTAAAGTATAGGTCGTCCAGAAGTACGGACAAGAAAATCGCTCCATTGGGCGTGCTGAATATCTCTCTTCCGATCTTCTGAACAATTTTTATTTTTTCTTTTACTGGGAAATCCTTAAACCATACGTCTTTTTCTTGCATTCGTTTCATTCCATAGCACCTTCTGCCATAACTTTCTCTATGTTCTCAAGCGGGGAGCCTGGTTCAGGCTTCTTTGATAGCTTGTTGGCGTTCTGTGCAATCATCTGTTCTTGCTGCATCTGCATAGCCTGTTCCTGCATCTGCTGCTGTGCTTTTAGCCTTTCCATACGCAATTTGATCACGTCGTCCTCTTCCCGGATTACAGAAGCCGGGGCCGCAGCGCTCTCCATGCCTTCAACGATCAGTTTATCTTGATCTACCCAGTCTAAGGATGTGGGGAACATCTGTCCTACGGCTTGAATGTATGCGAGGGCGGCGTTTAGTCCTGTGGTCTGATAGTATCTCTGTTGCAACTGAGATAAGAACCCCACAAACTCGATTTTAAGCTTTGCTTTCCCTTGAGTTTCTATGATAGGTGGGGGAGGTTCTGGGAGAAGTCCGTTCCTGAGTAGAATATTAAAAGTTCTTTGCACTACTCTCTGTAAAACTTCCCGTTCGTATCTTCCGGTAATGGGGCCCAGTACAGCCGCTTTTTCCCCGGTTCTCTCGATTACTTCCCGTGCGGTCATCTGCCGTTCCATCTGCTGTAGCATCAAATAAATGGGTATGTGAAATTGTGCGTCTATCAAAGCGTCTTGGCGTTCTTCGTTGTCTTTCGTAATGGGGTAGTTTGCGCCGATGGGGACGGGTTCGATTGTATCATCATGATTCTCTCTGTAAATATGGTATCCGGGGATAACTGTATCTTGCCCTTCTAGTGCTTCATCTACCAATAACGTAGGGTCTGCAATCTGGTTTCCTAATCGGATTCTGCTTCTTGACATTTGGTTTGCGGCCATGATGTCTCCGAGAGCGTTCTGTGCGGGAGATCTACCGTACTCCTCCCCTGCGTTTTTGCTATATCTCCATACTGCGTGTGGAAACTCCCAGTATGCTCCCACGTCCATGATTCGGCTGTCGCTCACGTCTATCCATATGGAATTGAACGGCATTTTCGGATCAAAGGCTTTTTTAGCAAGTTTCCTTAGTTTGTCATCTTTCGGGGTTACAATATGCCAAATGATTACAATCCCGTAAGGGTCTCTTTTAGATTGTTCAAGAATCCTTGTAGAGACTCTATCCTCTCCGAACCTATCAACGGTTGCTTTAAAAGTCATGGGGATGTCTTCCATGATGGTGTCGATTTCTCCGTAAGCGTTTTCCGCACACCACACCGATAGGGGGTGTCGTGCTTGGTAAGCGATTCTTCCCTTTCCTATATCCTCGATGTAAAGCGTGGAGGTTCCTACGGTCATTCCGTCTAAAACGATTTCACTTAACGATTCATAAAGTCCGTATCGTGCAAAAACTGCATACAATACTCGTTCGCATTCCTCTATCCAATCCGAAACCATATATTCCTTCATAAGCTTCAAGTCTTCGAATTGAAGCTTGCACCACACCTGTCTCCGGTTTGCGGTGTATCCCTGGAAGCCTGCGCTAGCGATACTAACGTCTAGAGCGGCTCTATTGTTGAAGTTTACTTTTGGGTACTTATCCTTGGATTGGTCGATTCTGGGGTCAAAGTTTCGGGTAGGGAAACAGAACTCCATGACTTCTTTCCAGAGCGGTTCCCACGGCTGCCTTCTATTCTCAAGAGTTTTAACCTTACTCATCAACTCGCTTACTATGAGTTTCTCGTCTGAGTCCTGCATTATTTAGACGCTCCTCCGAACAAGACTTCTTCAGGTGGCTTCTTTTTCTTCTGCTGGCTGAGCGCTTCTTCCCGTGTGAGTACCGGAGGAGGTTCTCCTGTTTGTAGCAGGTCTTGGGGGATGTATGCTGTCTTGTCTACAGTTCCGTCCACTACGGGATGCACAAATCCGGGGATGTCTGAAGGTTTATAGTCTCCCGACGTCTCGGCGTTCTTCTTTTTTTTTCTACTTAGTTCCCCTAAATAACTTTCACTATCGCCAGGGGGGATTTTTTTTACGGTTTCGTTTAGGAAGTCCATTTGTTACTCCTTTTTTGGGTCTCTCCTGGTAGGATTAAAGATAGGCCTCCCATTCGGGAGGCACTATAGGACGGCTTAGGCTGCAACCCTCACGTCCTCGCATGGATAGGTTGAGGAGGAGATGGCCTCTATCAAAAAGCTTATCACCGCACACTGGTTTTGTCAAATCGTCCTTATCCCTACCCGCAAGTCGTCAACTTCCTGCTGTTTTATTTGGGAAGCCCTTAGCCTTTCCCGTTTTCTCAAGTGTTTAGGGTTAAGAACGTATTCACTCATACATGCGTATCTGGCCGAATCGTAGCAATGATCTTCCAGGTCGGTGTCTATATCTTCCGGGTCTCTGGGATCGGCTGATAAGTAGGGAACCGTGCGTAAGAAGTTATAGCAATTGTCCATAACTAAAAGCATCGGTCGGCCGTCATGTCCTGTGGTCTGTAGAAGTTCATGCATTTTCATGAGTCCATTTCTCCGGTCGTTAACAGCTTTAACCATCTTAAATCCTACCGACGAGAAGGTTTCTGCAACGCTGGGTGAATCGTCTACCTTTGACCAGCAGGCTGGGTCTGCAACCATTACGTTAACGTTCTCGTTTATACTCATTGCCCAGGCTCTGGTTGCCACGTCTTTGGCTCCCATGCGAACCCCGACGTTCGGCTGGCCGGTCTCTGCTCCATACCATTCCTTGTATAATATTAGTCGGCCATCTTCGTTAACCGCCCACCACTGGATAGAAAAAGGCTTTGCATATCCCCAGTCCATACTGCAGAACCGGTACCATCCCTCTCCTAATTGTTGCTGTCTTATTACGTGTTTATCCCTGCTCCATTCGGAGAATACCTGCCCTATTACAATCTCCCAGTCTCCCCAGCGCAAAGCCTTTATTAGATGAGGTGCTTGTAGCATTAGCCTGCTTTCATACTCCGGGTCGTTGAGCATTAAAATCTGATTGTCTTCAAGCTTTGACGGGATAAAACAACGTGTAAGTTTTTTCTCTGGGTAGTCTGGATTCGGGGCGTACTCGTAAATCTCGAAAGGATTCGCAACGTCTATGAACCGGGCCTTAACCCATATATGGCCGGGTCTTCCTGGGTTTCCGGTGGCTCTTACATAGCAAGGAGCACCTTCCGGTGAACGGCAACAAGCAAGAATAAACTCGTAGGGGCCGGAAGTTGGGAATTCTGTCAATTCGTCAAATCCGATCCATGGGTACTGATGGCCGTTATACTTCCCTACGTCCAGATCGCTTTCAAGTGACCTGAACCGTAGCGTTGCGAAACCTGGATATCGGGCGTCTGGCGCTGGTATCCGCCACATCATCTGGTCTCCGCCAACATAGGTAGCGCCGGGGATTTTCCCGATGATCTGGCGGCTTCTCCAGATAATTTCGTCTAATTCCTTATAGGATCGCCTAAAAAGTATTCCTTTCCAAGCTTCCCCCCATTCCTCATAGTTCGATAGATAATCGCCTATTAGGAAGTCTGTTTTTCCGCCGCCCTTTGCTCCTCCGAAAAAGAGTTCGAAGGCTGGACAGGATAAGGCTTCAGCTTGTCTGGGCTGGGGTTGCCAGATAACATCTGGGGAATATAGGCGTGTTGCCATTCGTCAATGCTCCTCTTTTGGATAACTCTGATTGTTACTTCTGTCGGCCGGCCTTCCTCATCCATCGGGCCCTGGATAATCGATGGGGTTTTTCCTTCGAGTCGTTCAATGATAAACTTTATCGCCGAGATATCGCCGTTCCTAATCGCTTGAGTCCAGAGCTGTTCGGCAAGCGCTCGCCTACGGGTGATTTTTTCCCCTGATGGGAGGTTAACGTCTTTTAGTAACGATAGTTCATGAAGTATCTCTGTCACGCTTTCTTGTCGCTTCGGCCTACCCTTGGGATTTCCTGATTGGCCTTTCTGGAAGGGTCTACCTACAAGCTTCTTAGGCTTTGT